TAATCATTTTGGAACAACTTTGGAACAGTTGCTCTCAAAACGGATTCTTTGGAACACTGTCCGGGATTGCTGGGGGAAATTTTATGCTTTCTTTCGTAGCAGCACATCCGCAATGCATTCCGTGGCTTTAGCTTTGTTTTCCTCTATGATGTGTGCATAGAAATTCTCTGTTGTGCTTGCGCTGGCATGTCCAAGTTGCGCCGCCACCGTGACAATATCGGTTCCATTTGCCAAAAGCACAGAGGCCACAGTATGCCGGAATGCGTGTGGATTGATGTGGGGCAGACCGTGACGCTTTGAGAAGTCATTGAGCCATGCTGTGATGCTGTCCGGGTTCATCCGGTCTCCGTTGTCCTGGGTAAAAACATAGCCGGAACAGATCCACCTATCACCATTGGCGATCTGAATCCGCAACTGTTCCCGTTTGTGCTTTTTCAGGAGTGCCATGGTCTCTGCTGGCAGATTCAGATAGCGGATATCTTCCGTCTTTGTTGTGCTCTCGTAGACACCCTTGCTTGGAGATGCAATCAAAGACCTATCGATAGTTACGCGGCTATTGTCGAAGTCCACTTTTTTCCACTGCAGTCCCATGATCTCACCACGGCGACAGCCGGTCACCAATAGAAGGTGTGTAATCAGCTGCCATTTCAGCGGCTCAGCCTCCAACGCTTTCAGGATCTCGGAGATAATTTCCGGCTGGAAGTAGTTGGGGGCTTTTTTTGATGCCTTGGGTGGTGTGGCTTTTGCTGCAGCATTGTATGGTACCAGCATCTCCTTTTCTGCCTGAGTAAGGACGATGGAGATTAGTCGATGATATGCCAGAATCGTTTTATCAGCAAGCGGTTCCGTATTCTGATGCACTGTGAATACATCGCGCATTTTCTTACCCATTGCTTTGGCGATAGCTTCTGCTTTTGATTCAAGTATTGGCATTCCACGGGTTGCCGCACTCACTGTTGAGGCAGCAATGCCAGCAGCCTCCGCAATTCCTGCCCGTGTTTTTTTATTCTCTTTCATCCATGCGGCAAGGTCGATCTTGGCTGTTGCAGATCCCGCTCCCTGGCGGATCCCCGGCTCTGCAAGATTTTTGTAGAAAGAGTTTAGGTGTTGAGGTCTCAGATCCTGGAGCTTTATGTGCCCGATGGCCGCATTTATCCGGATCATTAGTTCACGGTAGCGGTCCAGGGTCTTTGGTTTCGTACCGTCTCGTTCTTTCAGATCCAGTACATATTCAGCGTACTCCGAAAAGGTCTGCTTGTTGTCCAGCGAATACCCTTGTTCAATGCTACGCTCAAAGTCCATGGCGGCCCGTTGGGCCGCTTTTTCCATTTGTTTAGCTGTCATGCCCTGCGGAGGCTTCCAAGTCATTTTGTGTGTGATACGCTTTCCGTTAGAGTCAAAGCCATTGGAAACGATAAAGCGGTAGGAAACGCCACGCTTACCCTCCAATTTTTCAATGTGAGCCATTAATTCACCTCTCTCTGTTAGGATTAGTCCGACGATTTCGGACAATAAAATATTCCAACATTTCTACGGCTTCTGCCTGCTCGTCTTGGTCCAACTTTCGAAAAATAGACACTATTCTCATCCACGTCGGATCACGGAACAATTCAAGATATTCCGCCTCTTTCTCTTCTCGCTGATTGCGCAGATCGGCTTCTGTGCGCTCAAATAACAGCTCTGCCTCAGAAACATTAAGGGCTTCTGCTATTGCCCGAACTGTGTCCAGGTTTGGGGTTCGCTCCCCGGCTTCATACCTGAAAACAGCGGACCGGGAAATGCCGGCTCGTTTGGCAAGTTCCCCTTGGGATAACCCCGCCTCTATGCGGGAAAAGCGTATTTTTGTTCCAATATCACTCAAAAAATCGCCTCCTACTTATGAACTTATAATAGCACATATGCATCCGATTGTCAACAGAGGAAGACTTGAGGGGAGGAATGTTGACTAACGAATTCCAGTTTAATATAATGAAATTGCAAACCATAGCAGGTATGTACTGCTTCCAAACGGATACAAAAAAGGAGGTTACTTATGATTGTTTCGCGACGCAAAATTGTGCTGCTCATGGCCGAGCAGCAACTCACTTTTTCAGGGTTGGCCCAGCGGAGCGGGTTGAGCAGAGCAGGACTTGGCAAAGTTCTGAGGCGTGGAGAATGCGCTCCCGCTACTGCGGGCAAGATCGCACACGGCCTGGGAGTATCGGTCGAGGATGTATGTTCCACTGGGGGGCGTGCCAATGGTCTGTGATGTCGTTACCGTCCCCGAAGCTTTGCGGCGGGCGAAGGCAGATGGTATCCCTCTCTCGGGCTATTCTCTCCGTCGGCTCGTCAAGGGCGGGCAGATCCCCGCTCGGTACATCGGCCCGAAGGCCCTTGTCTCATATTCGGCGGTGCTCCGCTATCTGGCTTGCGCGGACGGATGCGACAATGCTCCGGGTATTCAGACGGGTGCCGCCGGCGTCCGTCGCATCGATGTGGGGTGATAGGTCATGGCACCGATGGCATATGTGTGCCTGTACTTGGACTATGCGGAGACCCTTGCACCATACTCACTGGAGGAGCGTGGCGCGCTAGTGACAGCCATGCTTCGGTATGCTTCTTCCGGTGAGCTCCCAGATTTCTCCGGCCCCGAACGATTCATCTGGCCGACTCTCCGAGCACAGATGGACCGTGACGCTTTGGCTTACGCGGAACGGTGCAGCAAGAACAGGGCCAACGGAAGCAAGGGGGGCAGACCAAGAGGAAAAGCGAACGGTTCTGCGAAAACCGACCGGTTTTTGCAGGAACCCAGAAAACCCAAGAAGAAGGAGAACGAGAGTTCTTCTTCTTACGCGACATCTACTATCGCCCCCGCCTTGGAGGGCGGGGCGAGGGAGGAGGAGTATGAATTTTGATAGATCGAACAATTGACCCTGAGCTTTCCTTGGTTGGGGCGTTATTGCTTTGCCCGGAGTACATTAAGCCCACGTCGGAGGCTGTTGAGCCCCGCCATTTCGCAGATGGACGATGCCGGGATGTCTATACTTCCGCGCTGGATGTATGCGCAGAATCGCCCGAACCGGACTACGTTCTGATTACCGCCGAAGCGAAAAAACGGAACGGCGGCATCACAAATGAGTGGCTGCGGGACGCGATGGACCTTTGCCCCACCCCTAGCAACTATGCGTTTTACGCCACGCTTGTGATTGACGGCTTTAAGCGGCGGGAGCTTGCAGCCTTGGGCGCTCGACTTGTTGACGTGGGCGAAGACTCCGCTACCCTACTGGCAGAAACCATCAAAGTTACCGATGGCCTACAGGCGGCCGGCAGAACTGCGCATCTGTACTCCTCGTCCGAAGCCGTCCGCGATTTTCTGGAGTCGCTTGAAGCCGTGGAGAACGGACAATCCATTTTTGTCCCTAGCGGTTTCCATGCACTGGACGATCTGCTGGGTGGAGGATTACGCAAGGGCGGTCTCTACATTCTCGGCGCAAGAACATCGGTGGGCAAGACCAGCCTTGCATTGGCTATTGCTGACCGAATCGCGCTACCAACCCTGTTTGCCTCCCTCGAGATGAAACAGCGGGAAATCACAGGGCGCCGATTTGCTCGAGAGTCTGGGATCCCTGGCGGGAATTTGTCGCTCGCAGGCAAGTCAGAGGAATACGCTGACAAGATCGCGGGAACTGCGCTAAAACTCGCCGCATCGCCTCTTCAGGTATGTGATATGGAAGATCTTTCGGTTGCGGACCTCGCATCGCTTGCGAGAAGGATCCCGTCTATAGGAGCTATCGTGGTCGACTACTTGGGGATAATGCAGTCTCCCAATCGCCATGGCTCACTCCGCGAAAAAACTGAGGAAGTAACTCGCGACCTGAAGAAGCTGGCTATGCGGATGGGCATTCCTATCCTAGCCCTCTGCCAGCTCTCCCGGGGGGCGGCAACCCGGGACGACAAAACCCCCACGCTCACGGATCTGCGGGAATCTGGGTCCATTGAGCAAGATGCGGATTGCGTCATGCTCCTCCATCAGGTCTCGTCTCCCGACCCTATGACGGGAGCAATCAACATCGATCTCATCGTCGCAAAGAACCGAAGCGGTGCGAAAGCGACCATCCCAATGAGGA